GCTGACGCTGGCGACCTGGCGACTCTCCCAGCGGAAGTCGGGATATCCATTCTCGATCACGATCCAGTCACCCGCCGCCAGAGCCGCGCCGCTGCTGTATGCACTCCAGGCGTTGCTGCCGATTTTCAGCGCGATCTGCCCCGGGCGCCCCTCGCCAACCAGGTACCCCGCCCACGCCTTGGCGTGATCGGCGGACAACCCGAAGGGGATCGCGCCCTGCACCTGACCACCGAGTGAGCGCTGCAGGCCCGATGCCTCGCAGATCGCCTCGAACGTCCGAAGTGATGCGACCATGCTCTGCGAGGTGATCCCCTCGATGGACGCCTTGATTGTTTCCCACCGGCCTCCGCTCACGTTGCGCGCGCTCTGCGTCTGGATGGCCGACAACGAGCCGCCGAGATCGATCGATTCCAGGCCGTAGCCCGGCTCCGGGTAGTAGTACAGATATGCGTTGCTCACGACCCATCCAGCACGATGTGATGCTTTTTCATCGCCCGGTTCAACGCGTGGACGAAGTCGCGCAGGGGCACATAGCCTCCGACGGACTGCACCTGGATGGATGCACCTCGAGCGCTGCGGCTCTGACCTCCACCACCCACCGCCGCCACGCTCGATCCGCTCTGACCGCCAGGCGAGAAGCCAGACGGACCGGCGCTCCCGGCCGCGATCTGCGACGGAGCGCGCGCGGCACCCGGACCGCTCCCGAGGTGCGCACCGGCCACTACCGCGCCCTGCGCGATCCCGGTCGCCAGGATCCCAATCGAAGCCGGGATCGCAAGGTAGATCGGCAGGTCCTCGTAAGCGCGCATGATCCCCGCGGCGGTCGACACCACGATCTGAGCCAACCCGAGGGCCTTGTGTGCCGCGAGTGAGCGGCCGGCGAAAGTATCCGCCGCCGCGAGGATCTTGTCGAAGCTGTCGAGCCAGGCGGCCAGGGTGGAGGCGGCGGCCTCCTTCGCGCCCGTCGCGATCTTGGCGAGTGAGTCCTGGGCCTTCCGGGCATTGTCGACGGCGGACGCCGCGCTCTGCGCTGCGCCGGCTAGCGCTCCTCGGTTGGCGCTGTCGACCGTCGCACCCATCGCGCCCGCAACCCGTCGGTTGGAGTCGGATGACTGCTGGTACAGTGCAGCCACCGCGCCCAGGTTGGCGGCGTTGGCGGCGGCTCGTCGCTGCTTGGCCAGCTCGCGCCAGTGCTCCGTCTCGTCCTGGACGTACCGGTCAAGCTCCTTCTCCGCCGCGGCCTGCAGATCGGTGGCCGCAAACATCGCCTGCAGGGCGGAGGCCTCGGCGCTGGTGCCCTGCGCATCGCTGAAACGAGCCGCGGCTTGCTCCGCGACCGCGTCGGCGAGCTTGACCTGGTATTCCAGCTTGGTCCGCTGCGGATCGGCGCTGGTTGCCTCGGCGATCCGCTCCTCGGCCGCGGCCTGATCTTTCTTTGCCTGCGCCATCACGGCCGCATTCTGCGCCTGCTCCTTCTGCTGCTCGGCGAGGGTGGTGGCTTGTTCGCCTGCATCCTTGCCCGCCTTTACGAGCTGGTCGAACACGCCCAGACCCGCCGAACCCGTCGTGAGGCCGACCAGCATGCGGCCAAAAGTCCCGGCCCCGAAGGTAGAATCAAAACTGCGGATCAAGGACTGCGCGCCCGTGGCGGCGGCATCCATCTCTGCGGCGAGCCCGGCTACCGCGGGCGAGAGCTCGCTCGCGATCGTGACCTTGAGAGCGGCGCCCGCGCTGTCGGCACTGTCAAGAGCACGAGCGGCGCGCTGGGTGGACTCGCGCTCCCGATCGGTGATCTTGCCGAGCCTCTCGAGTCCATCGGCCGCTTCGGCCGCGGAGCGGACCACCGAGATCACGCCCGTCACCGCCCCGGCCGCCGCTCCGGCGAGGACGGAGAGCCCGAGCGCAGCCAGGCCGAGCGGACCGCCGAGACCCGTGAGTCCGATCAAGCTCTGCGCGAGCTGACCGACAGCCCCGGCCATCCCTCCCTGCGTCGCCCCGAGAGCGCTGGTTGCCGCGGCGGCCTGCATCGCGATCTGCTGTAGCTGCGGGCTCGCAGCATCGCGGATCCGGATGGTTTCGGTGGGCATCGCCGCCTACCGTGTCAGCACGAGGCGGACGGCATCGGGGTTGCTGCGGATCAAGCGCAACGTCTCCTCGTCTGCCGCGGCATAGCAGAGATAGTCGATCTGGAGATCGAGCATGTCGCCGTGGAGTAGCGAGCTGGGCCGCGTGCCATAGCGTCGGGCGATGTCATCCAGCATGCGGAGCGTCTCCGGATGCAGGGCGAAACCGCTCGAGCAGAGCGCTACCCTCCACCCCCCCCCTGCTCCAGGCATAGATCTCGGAGGCCAGCAACTCGGCCACGCCTGGCGGCAGCTGTCTGAGACGGATCACCAGGCACCCTTCTGGGGCCACATCGTCATCGTCCAGCAACCGTACCGGCTGCCAGTCCTCGCTTCCGACGCGGAGCTGGATCACGGTCGTCTTGAGCAGCGCGGCGTTGGCCTCGTAGAGCCGACGCAAATTGGCGGGCGGGACGCTCCGCGCATCGCGCTGGACCTGGTCGACCATCTCCTCATCAGTCTGGGGCTCCGAGATCTGGTTGCGCAGCGCGTGGATCCCGCGCACGATCGCCGAAGCCGGAAGCATCGTGAGCTGGAGGCCGCCGTAGACGCTCACCTCGAACGGCGAAGCGCGGCGAACTCGCCAGCACAACGGCTCACCGGCTACCGTCGTGCCAACGGTGAACTCGTGCTCGCTCTCGGCAAGCATCTCTGCGAGTCCCATCGATCCCCTCCATCTATCAGTTGGTCGTGGTCAGTGCATTGCCGTTCGTCGCGGTGATCACACACGCTGCGTCACTCGCGGAACCCAACCCCACGAAGGTGATGCTGTATTCGGACAGGCCTGGCCCGCTCACCGGATCATCGTAGGCGGTGGCCTCGGCACTCGCGAGGTCGATCTGCAGGGTCTCGGTCCCACCCGTGTCGAACTGCAGGGAGAGCGCCGCGTTGGTATCGGCGAGCTGGCTCGCGTAGGCGGTGACCTCATCGTAGAAGCGTGTCACCTGGAGCGACACGTCGAGTGCCTGCGCCGGGTACGCCTTGTTGCCGGCAAGCGAACCGTCGACCCGCGCCATATCGAGGTGTCGATCGATGGTCAGCGTGCCGCCCCGGATCGCACCCGCGATCGAGTCCCAGGTGAGGCTTCCGAGGTGGTGCGCCATGACATAGGTCGGGCTCGTGTGCAGGCTCGGCGCACCCAGGGTGGTGCGGCCCGAGCTGTCGTGGCCCACGATGTCTGCTGTCCACGTGACGTATCCCTCGACCCCCCAGGTCAGCGCGAGCTTGGAGATCCGGCAACCGGTGAAGACCTCCGCATCCTTTGTGCTGGCGCGCAGGCCCCACGCGCGCTCGAGGGTGAAGGACAGCGGCCAGTTGTCGGGCGTGGTCGTCTCGATCGTGTGCGTGTACGGGCTGGTCGCGCCCGTGTCGGTGGTCTTGCCGAGCGCGTGATACAGCAGGAAGATCGAGGAGTCGTCGTAAGCGAGCTTGCCGGCGATCGAACCCTGGACCAAGTCCGAAATCGGAGCGCGCGCTCGCGGAGCCATGTCCTTGGACCCTGAGGCCACCATGTTGTGGGCGACGGCTCCGGTGCGGACGCGACGGACCGTGCAGGAGTCGATCTCCAGCCAGTTTGTGCGCGCCGCGGCCGTGCCGTAGGCAGTCTCCAGTGCGAGGCCGATGACCCCGGCTCCAGATCCGACATTGGGGGTAGCCATGTGATCTCCTAGGCCTCCTCGACGTCCTGCACCGAGAGCAGGGCGCGAGAGTCTGTAATGATGGCGGTCGCGGTGTCACCGATCAATCGCAGCTTGAGCGAAAGGCGGAGCTCGTAGTCGGTCGCGGCGGCCCCGCCCGACAAGTACATTCCAAAATACAGGCGACCATCCTGCGTTTCGACCATGGAGCAGTAGTTCGCGTCGACCAGGCCCGCCGCCGATCCGGCCGAATACGCATCGGAGTACCCAGCCCCGAACAGCACGGAGTCGAGGTAGTAGGCCCCGGCCTCCCGTCCATTGAGCGTGCCATCGGCACGGCCGAGTAGATCGGTGATGTCCCACCAGATCAAGATGTCCTCGGTGCTGGTCTTGACGACACGCTGGTTCGGCGTGGTCGCGCCGGGAGACTCGGCCTCGGCGATCAGATCGGGCGCGATCCGAGCCAGCACCGGGCCGGACGTGTTCTGTTGAGTGGTCGTCGTGATCGCCGTCGACTCGTCGACGGGGGCGGAGTCGTCGTAGTAGAACCAGACGACTTCACAGTCTCCCACGGCTGCCGACCGATTCCACTGGACCTGGAAGGCCGCGGAGTAGATGAACTGGTACCGAAAGTAGGACGCTTCCTCACCACCCGGGCCGAAGAACGACACCCCATAGCCGTTGGCGTCGATGGCCGACCAGAAGTCGTCCCACTCGGTCTGCGGCACCACGGTGATGTAGTCCGCCGCGGAGGTGACGTTGCGAGCCAGGATCGGCACCCGGTATGACTTCGAGCGATCGTGCCACCAGTGCCGTGCCATCACGCCCCCCCCGACGTGAGCCAGTAGCACGTCCACGGCCAGATCAGATCGCCACCGATGGCCGGGTCGATCTCGTTGATCTCCGGTTCGCCGTCCGGTTTCAGGTCGAGCACCACGCCACCGAGGGTGCGATCGACGGTCATGGCCCGATGGATGTCGGACATCGCGTTCAGGGCACCGGCGATCCGCGTCGAGGGTGTCGCGACAGCCGGGCCCAGGAACACCACCAGGGTGAACCCCATGTCCCAGCGCCACCGGTTGGTTGTTTCAGCGATGCTGCAGTCCGGCCTCGCCCCGCGCACCTGGATCGACAGCCGCGCGGGCTCTTGGCTCGGCGCCCCGAGGGTGACCTGACCGGAGTCCGAGAAGTCGTGGTTGTATGCACCGGTACCATCGATCCCGGCGAGTGCGGTGACCACCGCATCGATCGCGGTCTTGGCGACGGCGTCCGTCCCCATCAGCGCACTCCACGAGCGCGGAGGGCCTCGCGGAGCAGGAACGCCATCGCGGTCCGGTGGCGCTGCTTGCGCCGTTCGATGGCGGCGCGCAACTTGCGCTCGACTTCGCGGCGCAGCAACTCGCGGGCGCGGTAGCGGGGGCGCTCCATCATGCGGCCCGCTTCGCGATGGCCCGGCGCAGGCGAGCGGCGACGAGACGTCTGTACGTCTCGAGGCGGAGCGCCTGAGCCTGCCGGCGCGCGATGGCGGCGCGCAAGGCCTGTTGGAGGATCGGTTTCCAAGCGGCCTGGAATCGAGCGGTGATCTGCTGCGCGGCCTCGACTGCGAACAAGCGCACCCAGATCCTGACGTAGGAACTCATGACCGTGCGTTTCGAGCCGGAGCGATGCACGAAATTGGCGTAGCTCGCCGTGTTGCGGATCTGGTACCGGAACTCCTGATCGCCCTCGGGCGCCGACTGACTCCACCCGGTCTGCCGCGACAGGACGAAGGACTGGCCCGACAGGCCCGTGCGCCGGTGCACGATCGCGTACCATCGATGCTCGAACTGAGCGCGCCACTTGTCTCGCCACAGCTCGGTGATCGCGCGGTGCACCACATGGTCGGCGATCGCGCGGACCTCGCTTTTGTAGCCACCGGCGATTGGCGCCTCGTAGCCCGCGCCGGCGAGCGCCTGAAGCGACTTGACCAGCGAGGCCGTCGGGAACTGGATCTTGAGATCGATCGGCCCGTCGGAGTACCAGGTGGTGGCGTGTACCTCCGACATCACCAGGCCCTGCCGGCTGGGTAGAGCAGGGCGCCGGACTCGTCGGCCCCCACCTGTCCACTGCCATCCGTGTCGTAGTCCGCCCGCCAGGCGGACCATGCTCGCTGCGCGAGCCCGCCCGGATCATCCGGTCCGGTCGTCTGAGGCATGTGGTCGTAGTAGTCGGCGATCGCCATGTACTTGTCGCCGCCGAGCATGGCGGCGAGCAGGCGGAAGATCACGCCGCGCGCCTTGTACACCTCGACCTCGTACAGCGTGTCGGCACCGACCACGAGCTCGGGGCGGCGACCGGTGCGCTCGATCTGCTGGAGCACCCAGGTGTGCGCCTCCTCGATCTGCGGGCTCCATGACGACTGTCCGGTCGGATAGCTGATCAGCTCCGGGTGCCCGAGCTGAACGCTGCGAGTCGAGATCGGGCACGGCAGGTCCCGCAGGCACAGTGACGCACGCCGTACGATCGGCGGGTAAGTGACGCCCGAGTACACCGGCGTCCACTCGATCTGCCAGTGTGCGCCGACGGTCTCGCCGTCGAACGTCGCCGCGTCGATCGCGTAGGTCATCACGCTCGAGGTGATTGTCGCAACCTGTGCTGCGACCACGGCTGTCCCCGCCGCGTTGCGGATCGTGACCGTCGCCGAGGTGGGAGCGGTCGGAGTCGGAGCGTCTCCGCTGAACCAAGGCTGGTCGATGGTCCAGGCCACCCCCTGCACCAGATAGTCGGGGTGAGGTTGTTCGACTGAGCGGAACGCTGTCACGTCACGGCTCCACGTAGGCGTCATCCATCGGTAGCGCCGATGGGAAGTCTACGCCGACGGTAGGCATCTCACCACCTCGCGTCTGGAGCAGGACGCGGAGCGCAGCCGCTCTCGAGGCGTCACCGCGCGCCGAAGCCGCAGCCATCAACACCCGGAGGCCCTCGTTGATCGCCTCGTCGACGGTGCCGCCGATCGCGAGGAAGTGATCGATCTCGGCATCGGTGAACTGGGCGGAGCGGGCGCGTGTGTCGGCAAGCCCGAGGCGGACCCGGCCTCGATCCGTGCCGATATCGTAGGTGTGCGCCACGCTTCCCCTCCAGTGCGATCAGCCGATCCTCTTGCGCTTGCGGGTGGAGGACGACTTCACCGCGGTCTTGGCGGCCGGGGCCTTGGACGGCCCGGCCTTGTGCTGCGGGCGCGCGGCTGTCGCGGCCACCCTGGCTGCGTCGAGCAGATCTTCCATCCGGAGCAGCGCTGCCAGGATGTGAGTGAGCGTCTCGCCGGGCACCGGGAGTGCCCCGCCACCGATCGCCCGCTCCGCGTCCTGGCGCGTCGGTGTGTGCCCCTGATCCGGGCGATCGGCAGCGGCGGCCATCAGGCGGCGGCCTTGTTGGCCAGGTACAAGTGGCGCCAGTTGATGCAGGCGGCGCCGAAGAACGAAGTCGCAACCACGAACCACTGCTTGGCTTTCTGATCGAACGCGGTCTCGATCAGCGGGGCGCCGCTGTCGTACATCTGGATCCCCTTGCCCCGCTGGACGAGCCACCAGGCGGATGCCGAGGCGGAGTCGTCGAGGTGAGCCCACTCGACTACGCTGAGTTCTCCATTCAGCGTGTTGATGTCGTTGTTCGAGCCACCTGGCAGGAGCGCGCTGTTGAGCAGCGTCCGCGCGGTCCGGCCCATCGAGCCCGCCGGGACGAGCAGCGTATCTGGCCGGATCGCCACCCGCTCGCCGGTCTCGGAGACCGCGTTCGTGACGCGCATGGCGTCGAGAGCGGTGCCGAGATTGGCACTGGTGAGCGCCGAGGACACGACGTGATTGGCGTAGGTGCCCGACGCAGCGGCAAGCGTGTGCGCCGTGTCGAATAGCGGCAGGCCGTCGAAGATGAAGCCGGCATGAGGATCCGCCTCGTTCGGGAAGCTGTTGTCGAACCGCGCCCGATCGCCGGCGGTGAGGCTGCCCTTCTGCAAGATGTCCGCGACGAAGTCCTCCTTCCACAGGGCGAACGTCTCACCCCACCCGGCCCCGATCTGGGCCAGGAGCGAAGTGACACGACCGACCGCATTGCTGGATTCCATCATCCGGCGGGGGATGTCGATCCGACGCGAGATCTCGCGGATCTTGAGGTAGTACGTGTACCCGGACTTGATGTCCGTCGCGGGACTCTCCTCGCCGTCGTGGACCTCGATCGGCCGCTGGACGTTTGTGATCACCGAGCCCTTGACGCCGTAGGGATCACCGAACTTGCTGACCGCCGCGACGGGGAAGAGCTGCTCCCGCACGTTGGGCTGGCGCTCGTAGGTATCGAACATGAGCGGATAGACGGTGCGGTCGACCAGCTCGGGGACGTTGGAGATATCGGCCATGGTGAACTCCGATCAGGTCGCGTTGGCGCGGATGTTGAGCTGGACAAAAACCGTGTTCGCGTCGGTGTCGACGCCGACACAGTAGAGCGTGTCGTCGAGACTCGAGGCGATGTTGACGGACTCGGCCCCACCCACGTCCCAAAGATGACCGACGAGCGCCTCGGTGACGGTGCCGGCATCGGGGGCGTACTCGTAGACGCTCTGGTCGGACACGTCGACCAGGATGCTTGCGTCGCCATCGGCCGAAGGCGATGAGACGGCCTCCATCGCGACGCCGATCACGGTCCCCGCGGCGGCGGCGGCCTGCTGGTAGTAACCGGCCGTGCCCTCGGTGATGAGGTCACCGACCGCGATGTCGGAGGTCGAAGAATCGACCGGCAGCCGCCGCGGGACGCGCGGCCCATGGCGGTATCCATAGGGAGGGGAACTCATGAGATCATCCTCGGGGTGAGGCCCCGGGATCCCCGAGGCTAGGTCTTGGCTTCACGCCGCTTCTTCGCGGCAGCAGTGCTCCAGACGTGCTCGAACCACCACTTCGGGTCTCGGCGATTATCGGCGGCCTGCTGCTTGCAGGCATCCGGGATCTGCGCACTCCCGCCTCCGCTGCCCAGCGTACCGGCGGGACGATGCTCGTCCGCCGTGACGATCGCTTCGATCCGTTCGATCTGGAGCGACCGGTCGTCCTCGTCGAGACCCTCGGGCACCAGGCTCCGGTAGGCTTCGGGGAGCGCCTCGATCCGGGCGGCGTTGCGCGCGGCCAGTGCCTCGACTCGAGTTGCCTCGCGCATCTCGTAGGCCGCGATCTGTTCCTTGGCCGCCGCGAGCTCCGGCTTGAGGGCTTCGTACAGCTCCTTGTGTTTGCCCGCCTCTTCAGCGGCCGCTCGCTCGCGGGCAACCTGCGCCTCCTTCATTTTCTCGAGTTCGGCCGCCAGCTCTTGGCGCGCGGTGCGTTCGGCCTGGAGCGCGCTGATCGGGACCAGCTTCTTGGCCTCGGCGGTCTCCTGCTCCTTCGCTTCGGTCTCGCCCTCGGTCTCGGTCTCGGTCTCGGACGTAGCCGTCTGGTCAGCGGGCATCCCCGCCTCCTGCACTCGTGGTGGATCCATCCGTCTGTAAGTCGTCAGGGGACACTCGGCGTCCTCGCACATCGCCCGGGATGTCGTCGCGGCGGCCGACGGGTGGAAGGACGGCCTCTCGGCTGTCCATGGCTGTCCTACCGCGTCACACATCGCCGCGTCAAGACATTATGTCACTGACGCCGTCCGCCTGTGACAGGATGGCGGCAGCGGAGGTACCATGTCTGTACTGTCCTGGGCGCAGGGTCTACGCAGCTTCGGTGGGCGGTCGTCGCGCACCCACGACGCCGAGGCGCAGGTCCAATCGTCCATGCCGACCACGGAAGACGAGTGGGCGTCGTACTACACGCGCCGCGAGATGGCCTACCTCGGGGAGCCCTACAGCCTGGGCGAGATCGTCGACCAGCGTCTGTTCCGGGCGCTGGATCCCAGCGGCAACATCATCAGCGAGACGCGCCGACTGACGCGCGACGTGCAGCATGTCGTCGACATGGACACCGCTGGGATCTGCGGCACGTCGTGGACACTCCAGCCAAGCATCGAAAGCGCCACGGCCATGCGGTTCGCGGAAGCGGCGGCCAGGCTGTGGAAGCGGAGCCAGGTAGCAGAGCGTCGGGAGGCGTGGGTTCGGTGGGGCGCGTCGATGGGCGACTTCTCGCTCGAGGCGGTGCGCACCTCGAGCAGCAAGCCATACCGGCCGGTCCTCGTCGCCTACGATCCCCGCTGGATCAAAGCGTTGGACTACGATCGGGACACGGGGCTGCGGCTGGTGCGCGCGGTCATCTCCGCGCCGTACTTCGACGCGGCCCAGATCTCTGCTCACGGCGAAGTGCAGAATGACGACGGGGCGGCGCATACCTACACCCGAGTCCTGACCCCTGATCGCGTGGATGTCTACGTGGACGGCAAGCTGGACGAGGCAGCGAGCGGCGAGCACGGGCTCGGCGTCGTGCCACTCGCACAGCTGCAAATGACGCCGTACACCGATCCGAGTCACGGCCTCTGGGCGGCGCAGGGACTCGACGCGCCGCTGTCGATGGTCGACAGCCTGCTGACGCAGATCTCCGCGATCGGAAATCGTCACGCCAACCCGCTCCTCGCGATCTTCGGGAGCCAGATCGAAAGCGGCGGCGGCGCTCTGTTCGCGCTCGGTCGGATCCTGAACGGCGTCGCATCCGATGGCCGGGTCGAGTACGTCGAGGCGGCGATGCAGGGCGTGACCACACTGCTCGAGGCGGCCAAGTATGCTCGCGAGCAGGCCCGGCAAACGCTGCCGGAGTTTCTGTTCTCGGACAGCTCGGCGGCGGCCTCTGGATCATCGCTCAATTTCCGCGCGCAGCAGTACGTGACGAAGATCGAGTCCGTGCGGGGTCGGTGGTTCGCGACGCTGGCACGGGTGAGCGGCTACGCGTTGGCGCTCGAGGACGGACGAGCGTGGGATCCCGAAGCACCCGGAGTAGTGGTCAGTGCTCCACCGGTGCTGCCGATCAACGCGGCCGCCGAGATCCAGTCGCTCGTCGACGCGCGCCAGCTCGGCGGGCTGAAGGCCGTCGACATCGTGCAGCACCTCCAGCGGATCGGGATCGTCCCAGCGGATGCGGATCCGACCACCTACGAGGCCGAGGTCGCCGCCGAGCTCGACCAGTCCCGCCAGGCCGACGCCGCTGCACTGGCGACTGCCACCGGACTGCCTACGCCACCGGTCCAGGCACTCGGTCCGCCAGTGGTATCACCGGCACCGAAGGGTCAGTAGCCATGCAGCCCCGGAGGGCCGGCGCTGAACCGCAGCGAGGGGAGCGGCCTGGCGCCGAGGTAGATCGACCGGCTCGGGCGAGTTGGCTGGGTGAGCGCCTCGAGCAACACGTAGCGTAGGCCGTCGATCGGATCTTTCTCCGGGTCCCGCGGACCCGCCGCCTGGTAGTGCCACAGGGCGCGGATCAAGCGCTTGCAGCGGGCGTGCACTCGAAGCTCGCGCCGCTCGAGCGCGATGTTGATGCATCGCTCGCCGAAGGCGACGCTCCCCTTGGCCTTGGCTGGGACGGTGACCATCACCTGCGGCACCCCGAAGCAGCGTCCGAGTACCGGACCGAGCTGCTGGTTGACGCTCTCACCCACGCTGCCCTTGCCCGCGGAATTGGCATCTCCGCGCCACAGCTTGATCCGCGCGAAGGGAACCGACCGACGCTCGAGCATCGCAGCGACGCTCACCCCGTCGGCCTCTGGATCGGTGGCGGTCGGATTGACGTACTCGTCGATCACCGTCACGGTCTGGTCGTCCCACACGATCAGAGCCGCGTACTCCCGCCCGGCATTCTCCCCGTGATCCATCCCGATCCCGGCCCACAGGTAGTCCGTCGGATCGTCGTGCACGATGCAGTCGGCGTGCATCGCGGTGAAGCGTCGATCTCGGGCGGGCCCCTCCCACTCGCCCCGTACTCGCTGCGGACGCTCGATCGGATCGTACTTGGCGACCATGGCCCGGATCTCCGCCTCACTTCGCCACGGGCACTCGGTGACGGACAGCTCGGGCACGTACTGATGCCAGTCCTCCTCGGGGGGCTCGCCGGTGGCTGGATCTCCCTCGACACGCGCCCGGACCCAGGCCGGATCTCGCCCGATCGGCGTCAGGGTCTGCCAGATCGGACCGTGGACCCCACGGACGAAGGCGTAGTAGTTGGCGGGCCGGGCGACCTCGTCAACCCAGGCCGCACCAGCGGTGAATCCCTCGAGTCCTTGGACCGGCCCACCACCCGAGCGGAACAGCCAGCGGACACCGTTTTTGTACCTGATTCCACGACGGCCGTGCAGGTAGAATCCACGGCCATCCACGTAGATCGTGGCCGGGTCTATCTCGGGCCAGGTGATCACCTCCGCGACCTTGACGGAGAGTTCCGGATAGTGATTTTCGAGATCGGCGACCAGCACACCGAACACCGACCCGGGATGCATCAGGCTCCACGCGTCCGCTCGCTTGGCGCCGGCGAGCGTCTTGCCTACCTGGTTCGGCGCCCTCAGCAGGTCGCGGTAATGTCGCGAGGCGATGAAGCGCGAGATCGTCGGCCCGGGCGAGTAGAACGCGCCGGGGTACGCGTCGGCCACCGCCACACCCGCCGCGGCCGACTCCACGTCAGTCCTCCTTGCGCCCGGCGGCCTCGGCCAGGAGATGGGCGACTCGGTGTGGAGCACGCTCGCACCACATCTGCAAAACATCCTCGGGCGTCAGGCGGCTCGGATCCGCCTCGCGGCTCTCCTCGCCCCAGTCTGGTCGCTCTGTCCGCCCACGCGTGTAACCCCTCGATCGCTCGAGGCGAAACATCGCCGCCTTGATGTCACCGTCGGCGGCCGCCTTCTCGAGCGTGAGTAGATCTCGGACGGCCTGGTTCGCCTCGGCCTCCCGCAACCGCACAATGAAGCCCGCGTACTCCGGATCCCCATTTCGGTCACGGGCGATCCAGTCGTAGAAGGTCTGCCTTCCGATCCCGGCCGCACCGCACGCATGCTCCCGCGTCGCTCCGAGTCGGAGCGCCCTGAACAGCCGATCGAGCACCTCCGGCTTGTACTTGTACGGACCCTTCGGCATCACGCCACCTCCACGAGAACCCAGTTGCTACGCTGACTATTCCGTGATACGCTCCGGGCAGGAGGGTCAGCATGACGAAGTACAACAAGCCGCTCGGCGAGAGCGGGATCGAGTGGACGAACAGGACATGGAACCCCGTCACCGGATGCAACAAGGTGAGCGCTGGATGCACACACTGCTACGCGGAGACGCTCGCGAAGCGCCTCCAGGCGATGGGGAACCCCCGGTATACCTACGGCTTCGAGCCGACGCTGCACTGGGACAAAATTGACGAACCTCGCGGGTGGCGGAAGCCCGAGTGGGTGTTCGTCAACTCGATGTCGGACCTGCTGCACTCGCGAGTGCCGGACAGGTTTATCACTTCGGTGTTCCGCACGATGGCGGAAACGCCGCAGCATCGCTACCAGGTGCTGACCAAGCGGCCCGAGCGGTGGCGGTCGATCACCGAGCTCGTCGTACGCGAGCTGGGCGCGTGGCCACACAATGTTCTGCCTGGCACGTCGGTCGAGAACCGGCAGGTGGTCGAAGGCACGCGCAAGATCGCGCCGCGTCTGACGGCGCTGTCGGCCGCGGGTGACGCTCGGACCGTGCGCATGATCTCGGCAGAGCCTCTGCTCGGGAGCCTGGTCCCCAAGGGCGGCACCGTCGACGACCTCGGACTCGAGTTGCTCGAGGCCGGTATCGGCTGGGTCATCGCCGGCGGCGAGGCCGGCTTCCTCGCCAGGCCTGCACGGATCGACTGGTTCCGAGAGCTGCGAGACGCCTGCGAAGCTGCCGGCATCCCGTATTTCTTCAAGCAGTTCGGCGGGCGCGGAACGACGAAGGCGGCCAAGCGTGGCGGGAAGCTCGCGGTGCTGGACGGGCGCCTGCATCACGCGATGCCGACACTCGAGGAGCAGCCCCGGCTGCTGTGAACCTCGATCTGGTACAGGCGCATCATGTGGTCGGGAATGGAGTCCAGCCTCCCGATCGTGCATCCCGCGTCACGCGCCCACTGCCCGAGGCGCTCTCTGACCGTGTCTTCGTACATGCGGGTCGAGATCGTCATCCGTTCTCGACGAGCGGTCGGCCACAACGCTCGGCACGGGAAAGCCAGCCCTCGCCGCGTGAAAAAGCCATCGGTCACCATGACGTGAGTCGTGCTGGCGCGGACGCGGCTCGAGACGAACCACGCTTGGAGGAAATGCCACGGCGACCCGTAGGGGTCCAGGTCCAGAACGTCCCACGGCACGTGGGCCATCCACCCAGCGAGCAACGCTTGCTCCGTGTCACCACAGTACACCGCCCAGGTGGGACGCTCCGCGGCGGCGGCGGCCACCTTGTCGCCGTCCAGATCGATCGTGGCTCCTCGGAGCCCGGCCCAGCACCCTCGGTACAGTCGCCCCTCGCCGGTGAACCCCTCGAGCACGCAGGCATCATCGCCCAACTTCTCGCGCAGTCGGCGCCTGAGCTGCTGCTTGCGGATATAGCTGCCGTTGTCATTTCGGGCCAGAACGCGCCTCCAACCATTCGGAGCAAATCGTGAGCAGTGCATCACCACGAGTGCCGCCAACCTCGACCAGCGCGCGCTCGATCGTCTCGGTGTCGCGCACGTCGATGTAGATCTGGACGGTGATGAGCCGCGGTGACGGAGGAACGGTCATCGGCCCCATATATCCACGCCTTTTCTCCTCGACCGGGGACAGGATCTCGTCGATCTCAGCTGTGCTGAAGCCCGCCTCGGTCAGGTCCAGATCGGACGTCAGCCGCTCGAGCTCCAGATAATCCCACTCGGCATCCTCGCCGAGCCGATTGTCGGCGAGCGCTAGCAGGTGCGCCTCGTGCTCGGGCAGGTCGAGGTATCGCACCGGGACACGATCGAGCTCCAACCGGAGCGCCGCCTTGAGTCGCGTGTGCCCCGCGATCACCTGGCCGTTGGTACGGGCGACGATCGGCGCGCTAAACCCGAAGCGCTGGATCGACTCCGCCACGGCCTGGACCGCATGATCGTTGACTCGAGGATTCCGCTCCCACGGCGTCAGCTCGGTCGGATCAACCCATCGCAGCGCATCCGCGTCAACAGCCCTCGCCCGCGTCGAGCCAACCGATTTGTCGGCCATGAGTCCTCCAGGAGCCATCCTAGCACGCCCCGCCGGTGGTCCACACCGCGTACGGGTAGCCGCACATCCCACCGACCGGGCGCGGCCCGTCCTGCGAGAGGGCTAGCATGTTTTCTCGACCGTGATCTCGCAGCACGGTCCCTCCTCCACCGCCGCATACCATTTCTCGGCGTGGATCTGTACCACGATCCGATCATCGACGAGCACCCCGCCTCGCACGAGCCCATCGAGCACCGCCTTGACGACGTTGTCCAGATCCGGCCGGACAGCACAAGCAATGCGACCTCGCGGATCGGACCGACGGTGCAACCGCTTTGGGCGGCGGAGCACGGCGACGATCTGAAGCGACACTGCATCGCGGAGCGGCGCACCGATCGCGTGGTGCGCCGCGGCCCGAGAGGCGCAGAGCGCGACCATTTGCTCGTAGGCCACCGTCCGCGATGGCGTGTACGTCGTCACCACCCCTCCCGAGTAACGCGAAAACCGAGGTCGCCCCTTGGCAATTGGCTGCCCGGGCACAATACACGTGATGCATGCGCTCATGATGCCACCCGCTCCTCGCGCCAGTCGATACCGCCGAGACGTAGCCCCCGACCCTCGCACATTTCACCGAGTCGCGAGGCAACGCGGTGCCCGTAGGCCGGCTGGTCACTCTCGACCATCTCGTCCCACGTCAGATTGCTGGTGATGACCATCGGCAGGCGGTGGTCATATCGGTACGCGACCAGTCGCTCTACCGCCTGGACGGCGATCCCGTGCCCCACCGTGCCCCGATCGAGCACTCCGAGATCATCCAGCACCAGGACCTGCGTGCAGGCGATCACCCGAAGCGGATCCTTGTCGCCGCTCCATCGCATTTTGAGCCGATCGACGAGCTCCTCCTCGTCCAAATAATGCACCTCCACCGAGGGGGCGCCGGCGAATTGCAGTGCGCCGGGCAGACAGGGGGCGGGACGACCGTCCGCGGCGATCTCGACGTGGAGCGGAGCCATCCCGCGCCGGCCCGACAGGAAGCGCGTGCACAACGCGGCCACCAGTACGCTCTTGCCAGTCCCGGGTGGCCCGTGCAGGAACACCGAGCCCATCCGAGGAGTCCACCCCCGCAGGTGAACGATCGCGGTCGTGTTCGCCGGCGTCGCGGCGAGGATCCTGCGTGCACCCGGCCGTCGATTATGTGCCGTGATCCGCTGGCGGAAGGCGTCGGTGCGCTCCCCGTGCCGAGATTTTTGCAGCCGGTCGAAGCTCCAGCCACGAAGGCCAGGAGGCAACCCCGCAGCGCGTTGACGCCGCTCGAGGCGAGCCAGGCTCTGCTGTCGTTCGGCCTCCGGTGCGCAGTCCGCGCACGGATCGACCACCGGCCTACACCACCTCGAGCGGATCAACTCGGGGCGCGAGCTCCGCCACCAGATCGCCGGCCACTCCTGCCCGCAGCCACACCGCTCTGGTGGCGGTCGCTGAACACCCGAAGAGGCTGAGCGCAGAGGCCCGGCTCGGCGGTCGATCACTTCTGGGATGTCCGTCCAATCGGTCATGACTGCCACTCCGTGGAGGGTGGGATCGATGCCACCGGGGTGTCGGGATCAAATGCCTCGTACGCCTCGAGCTCCTCGGCCGTCGGCTCGGCGGGGGGATGCGCACCTCTCGAGCTGGGGCTGGCTCGCGATCGAGACGCCGGGCCTCGAGCGAAGCCAAGGTACGCCTCGAAGTTGGCCGGCCGCATGAGCGTCAGCAACGACAACCCGCGCTCCCGGAGAAACACCGCCCGCTCGTGATCGCTCTCCGTGGCCCAGGTCAGCACGTCGAGTACCGCCTGCAGCCCGTGCTCCCGGAGCCGGGCCGCGAGGTGCACGCCCTGGCCGCGTCCCTTGCGGGGCATGGGGCCCCCCGGCAGCAGCTGCTTCCACCGGGCTGCGGCTATCGAGAACGCCTGGCCGTTGATCGGTGTTGGGGCATCACGCACAACGTCGATGTCCGGAACGGACTCGACATGTATTGTTCTCTCCTTGTTGGGTTTGTTGGGTTTGTTGGGTTTCGGGCGCGTGTAACTATAATGGGCCGGTAGGCGACTGGTAGGTACCCCGGTAGTTTTCTGCTCGATATCCGGCGTTGCTCCGTCTTCGACCGGTAGGCGACCGGTAGGCGACCGGTAGGGGCCCGGTAGGGGCCCGGTGTTGGCGCCGGTAACCGGTAGGCACCCGGTAGTTTTCCGCCCGATATCCGGCGTTGCTCCGTGCGTCACCGGTAGGCGACCGGTAGGCGACTGGTCGGGAACCGATCGGTGATCGGAAGGTGACTGGCGGGGCCGCTGGTGACCGGTGGGCGCACTGGTAGGTGCACCGGTAGGTACCCCGGTAGTTTTCTGCTCGATATGTGACGTTTCTCCGTCTTCGACCGGTAGGCGACTGGTAGGTGACCGATCGGGGCCCGGTAGGCACCCGGTAGTTTTCCGCCCGATATCCGACGTTGCTCCGTCCTTGACCGGTAGGCGACCGGTAGGGGTGCCGGTGGGGTCGCTGGAAGCGAACGGATCACGCCACTCCTGGTCGTCCCGCAGCACGCGCCGCACACACCAGTCGCTCCATCCCCAGCGTCTGGCGCACACCAGCCTCCCCGGGCGTACTCGTCCGGCGCGGGTGTCGCTCCACCACCGCAGATCCATCATCACCGCTTCATGAGGCCATGGCTTCGGGAGGGTCTCGGCGATCGCCTCCCACCAGGCCCCCTCGATCCGCGCCCATCCCCCGGCCATCAACTGCGCCGCTCCACCTCGGCGAGTCGCCGACGGACTCGCCAGTCGCTCCACCCCCAGCGACGTTGCAAGAGCCAGCGGCCCGGGCGCTTTCCGGTGGTGGCCTGGTACCACTCGAGATCGCAATCGGCAGCCACCCGCGGCCACGGCTTCCCGCTGCGGGTGAGCACGGCAACCACATCGGGCCAGTCGTCGGCGCGCAAGTGCAACATGATCGACATCCGCTCCTCCTGCGTTTCTCGAGTGACCTGCCGCCGGGGGGGCGGCGCGGCCCCGGGGGGAGAAACGGATCCCGGGGGCCGGCCTCACCGGTGATCACCCGGCTGCACGTATGCTAGCACGTCGCGCCGTCCAGATCACGCCTCACCCGCCAGGCCGCACTCTGCACCGCCCGCCGCGAGCATGGCGGCGCGGATCTCGTCGAGCACATCGTGTGGGCCGTACACGGTCACCACCTGCTCGCACGTACGCAGGCGCACGAGCCCGAGCTGGACGATCGGATCGAACATTTCGACGATTTCGACGAACAGCTCCTCGGTCTGCGCAGCGATCACGAGGCGATCGGTCATGAGGTGAGATCCTCGACCAGGTCGATCCTACGTCCGATCCAGCGCATGACATTGACCGCCATCGAGTTTCCAATCGCCCGGTAGCGCGGCGTATTCGCACATCGTTCGGCTGGGCGACCGCGGTAGGGCACCCGCGTCCAGTCATCCGGGAATCCCTGTAGTCGCTCGCATTCCCGCGGGGTCAAGCGGCGTACCACGGCATCCTGGAGAACACCCAGCCCATTATCGCTCGCGCCCAGGGGGTGCGTCACAGCACCAGACGGATCCGGATCTTGACGGTTGTGGAAGGCGGTGATCGCGGGGGGTCGCGTGTGCAGCGTGTAGCAAGGCCGGCCCGGCTCGATCACCATGCGATGAGCGGGGGACGTGATCTGTCGAGGATCGAAGACTATCGGCAGGGGCGTCTCGGTCTCGGCATCATACCGCTGCCCGGAACTCAGGCGCCGCGCCGCACCACCGCCTCCAGCGCCTGCCGCAATGCCCGAGGAAGTCTCCTGCCCCGCCTCTCGGCGCGGAGGAGGATCCCCCGACAGGCTCTCACGCTCGAAAAGTACCGCGGCGGCACGCTGCCAAGCTCCTCCAGCACATCCGACAGCGAACACACGGCGCCGTCGCTGTGGGACGGCACGAGGGTAGCCGTCCACTCGGACGTACTGAGCGTCCAGGACTCGCCAGCACATGCCATACCCGAGCTGGACCAACGCCCCGATGATGGAACCAAAGTCCCGTCCTCCTCCCGATGACAGGACGCCGGGCACGTTCTCCCATACCACCCATTTGGGCCGCAGGCGTCGAGCCAGGCGGCAATACTCGAGGGCCAGGTTACCGCGGTCGTCATCCATCCCTTCACGGAGTCCAGCGATCGAGAAGGACTGACAGGGCGTGCCGCCAACGAGAAGATCGATTGCTGCATATTGTCCTTCCTTGATCGTCGTGAAGTCACCGTGCAGGGGCACGCCCGGGTAGCGATGCTCCAGGACCGCGCGCGGGAATTGCGCGATCTCCGCGAAAAATGAAGGTCGCCATCCCAATGGCTCCCACGCCACCGACGCGGCCTCGATCCCCGAGCAGATCGACCCGTAGATCACGGCACTTTCACGTTGGGCTCGCCGGTCAGTGCAACCCATCCTCGCCCCCTGGGTCCACACCAGCGTCCGATCCGCCCGCGCTGCCACAGCCAGCCGATCGCGCCGGAGACGGATCGCTCGCTCGTCCCGATGCACAGTGCCACGTCGCGTGGCGTCAGCACCAGCGAGCCGTGCACCGCTCTCAGGAGGGCGAGTACGCGGGTGGTCGCGTCATTCATCGAGGCCAGCCCAACGGCGCCATCTACGCGAGCGCCCAGCTGGGCATCCGCTGACCGGGCTAAAGTACAGCTGGCCCTCACCCCAGGCCGCGTCCGATCCTGGATGCGGACGGGTACGGCAGTGCTCGGCTGCTCGCGCCAGCATGCCCGGAGAGCGCGCCAGCGACACCACCGCACCCGGAGCCCAGTTGGACCGCCGGATCCGACGGATCCGACTCACGTGCACCCAACCGGCGGGCCCCGGCTCACGACGTGCACGCCATCCGCGGATCGCGTAGGTCATGGCTCCACCTCCGGCGTGGCCCGCCACTCCACCTTTGTCGCCCAGGTTTTTCCGCCGCGGCGCTCGATTTCGCCGGCGCGACGGAGTGCCGCCAGATCATGGCGCATTTGATGCGCGGTGAGATCTCGCGCTCGACCCATCGAGAGCAGCTCGCGCATCGACACCCAGCTCCCATGTGCCCGGAGCTGCTCGAGCAGCCACGCACGATCCATCGAGCAGGACATCCCGGACAGCCACTGCGTCAATCTCCGAGTGGCGATCTTGCGAGCGACCCGACTCATGGCGACACCTCCAGCAATCGAGCCCGCTCACCCGGAGACGCAGCCAGCAGTGCCAGCCACCTCGGCAGCACCGAGGCGGGGATCGAGCGGCGCCCCGTCTCCCACCGGCTCACCGTGGATTCGTCGACCCCGAGCTCGCTGGCCACATCCGCCAGTGTGGGCGATCGCCCCGCCCATCGCTCTGCGTCGACCCGCAATGCTCGCAGTCGTGGTCCGATCATCGACTCGCCTCCTGATCCATCGTAGTGGGGAATTGCTCGCCCGGCAAGTTTCAGCGTGCCGGTCCGGCACGCCCGAGGTACTATCCACTCACACTCAGGAGGACACATGATCGACCGAAATGGGAAGAGGGGACCGTCACGGCTCCTCGAGGCGGTGGAGGCGGCGCGCGAGGCGCGACGCGCCGGCCGTACCGCTGGCCACCCCCGAGGTGGCCCTGTGATCGGCGCCACCGGTAGGCGCTCACACCGCGCGCTGCGGATCCTCGTCCACCGACGTGACGGGACGGCGTGCCTGGTCGAGGCCGTGCGGCAGGGCAGCAATGACGAGTGGGACATCAGCGTGTACCGCGCCACCGCGGGGCAGCGGGTGGGCGAGTACACACTCATGCGCACCCGGTTCGCGGGGCGGGAAATCGCCGGCGAGCACATCGGTCGGATCGCGGACTACCTGTACCGCGTGGGACCCCGCGGCCCCCTGGAGAAGCCATGAGGACGCCGCGTGGGACGGCACTCGACGCGGCGGTGCGCATGGCCCTGCGTCGAGCGCGCTGGGACGGGCCGACGCCGCTGGAGCATGGCGGACTCAGCGTCGTAGTCGACGCTGGAGAGCTGGTGGAGGACGTGATCTCCGAGTGGTGGTCCATGGCGCGGCCGATCTGCGTAAATGCCGAGGAGCAAGCACCATGAATTACGACTCGTGGAAGCTGGCGAGCCCGCCCGAATACGACGACGACGCACCGATCCCTCTCGACGTGGAGGTGCCCTGGATCTGCGTCCAGTGCGGCTTGCATGGTATGGCGTACCAGTCATGGGAGCTGCTCGAGGACGATCGCACCCTCGTGGAGCAATTCGATGACGGTGGGGCAGGCCTGTGGTTGGGAGAACGACAGAACGGCACATGCGAGGTGGTGTGCGAATACTGCCAAGGAGACAATGACCATGCGGACGAGTGACCAGATCGAGGCGGTGGCGGGAGCGATCGCCGCCGTGCAGGCGCAACTCGAGGCCGTCCGCGAGGACGGAACGAACCCACACTTTCGATCGCGGTACGCGACACTGGGGAGGATCTGGGACGCGATCCGCCCCCACCTGGCTGCACAGGGGCTCGCGATCATCCAGGCGCTCGGCTCGGATGATGACCGCCTGACCTGCACGACGCGTCTGATCCACGCGGCCAGCGGACAGTGGATCGAGACCACCGTGGGGATCCAGCCGGCCAAGCCCGGACCGCAAGCCCTCGGAAGCGCTGCGACCTACCTGCGCCGGTACAGCCTATCGGCTCTGCTGGGGGTGACCACCGGCGAGGACGACGACGGGGAGGCCGCCGAGCGCAGGCCGGAACGCCAACGCGGTACGCCCCGCCAGTCCCCGCGCACAAAGCATGTCGCGTCCGATCCGGGGCACCACCCGAGTTGGGCGAATAATCGCAAGTGGTTCATGGCCGCGCTGTCGGGACCGGGCTCCCCTGACCTGCCGGCAGGACCGCTGGGCCAGGTCGACCTCCCCGGCGGTATCAGCGCCTACGCGCTGGTGGCGAAGTGGTGCGAGTCGATCGGTCGCCCTCGGCCCTCGGGGATGGACCCCGAGCAGCGCGAGCAGCTGATCGCCTACCTGCGCACCGAGCGGGGCCTCGCGGCCGTGCTCCGGTACGGAGACGAACTCACCGGACAGGAGGTGGAGCCATGACCGATCGCACCGGTCCCCATCGCACTCTGCTGGTTCCGGTGGTGGTCGATGGTGACGCGGGGCTGCCGCGTACGAGCAGGTACTGTTGCGCACACAGTGAGGAGGGAGCATGAGTTTCCACGGAGTGATCGTGGGTCGGCTGGGCGCCGACCCGGAGACGAGGATTGCCGGTCAGTCGACCGTGACCACGCTCCGCGTCGCGACGGACGCGGGCTGGGGCGGGCGCAAGACGACCACCTGGACCACGATGGAGATCTGGGGCCGGCGCGGTGAGGCTGCCGCTGAACACCTGAGACGCGGACGCGCCGTGGAGTGCTCCGGTGAGGTGTCGCTCGAGGAGTGGGAGGGCCGTGATGGCAAGCGCTGGACCCTGCGGCTCCTGCACGCGGATTGGACTTTCGTTCCGACCGATGTGCGTTCCGACGGGGCTGGCCGTGTCGAGCGCGATCAGGAGCCCCGGCGTGCCCACCAGCAGCAGGAGAGGGCCGACGATGACATCCCATTCTGATGACGGCGGAGGCGTGATGACGGACAAGATCGAACGAGGGACGGGACGGCCACCTGGCGGATACTCCCCGGATCTGATCAGCGTCACCACGGTCCTGCGGCGTAAAGACCCGGGCGGATTGATGTGGTGGGCGAACCGAGCCGGACTGCGAGGGCAGTCGCTCGCGGAGGCCCGCAAGGGCTCGGCTGGGGTCGGCACGGCGGTACACGCTCTGATCGAGGCATGGATCCACGGCCAGGAGGACGAGCACCAGCGAGTGCTCGATCAGGCCGAGGATGACGGTCTCCCTCTCGAGGTGGTGCGTGCCGCGTACGGCGCATTTCGCGCGTGGTGGGAGGAGATGGGGCTCGCGATCCGTGCCACCGAGATCCCACTCGAGGACACCGCACTTGGGATCGCGGGCACACTCGACGTGCTGCTCGAGGACAGGGCTGGGCACCTGTGGATCGGTGACTGGAAGACGTCGAAGGCGGTGTATCCCGAAATGGTCGCCCAGCTCGCGGCCTACGCCCACCTGTGGACGCTCAATCGCGGGCAGTCGATCGCAGGTGGGCGCATCATCCGCGTGAGCAAGGGCGGCACCACGCACGCGCACCGATACCCGGATCTATCCGCTGGGTGGGACATGTTCCGGGCGCTGCTCGATGCGGAAATGGCGGCGCGACGGATCAAGGAGATCCTGTAGGCGGGACGCGAAAACCTCGGATCGTGACACTTCGTGACGACGATACCGTTGCCACGGTGGCGACACGCGGGATACTACTATGTAGAACCAGGGA